CACTGACTGCCGTTGGACGTATCTAGGTGCGTCACACTTGGAGATGTGAGTTCGATTCTCACCAGTCAGATAATAATTATGGTATAACTAATTATATAAAATTTTATTAGATTTGTTCATTTGACACGATGAATAGTCTTTGATTGTATCTATTTTTTCATGTTCAATTAACGTTTTTTAAAATTGTCCAAGGTTCTCACCTGTTACTGCATCCAAGTAGAAGCACCTGCAGTTACTTATTATTATTCCATTGCCACTGTATAAAGTAGAAGGTGTCTGTATATCATAAACATGGCCAGAAAAAAACATAATCTTCACATTAATAATTTCATCAAGAGTTACCAAGGAGGAAAATCGCTTAAGAGATTGGCGGATGAGTTGAAGTGTAGTAGGATGTATCTCCATAAAATTCTCCTCCAAAATAAGATTCCCATCAGAGGAAGAAGTGAATCCATGTTTTTGCGTATATCTCAAACGTCTCCTAAAGAAAGAAGCCGTTTGTCGGCTCCCGCTCATGATGCGGTCAGAGGAATGAAGCGTACTTTCAAGGAAAACTGGAAAAGAGCCGCTACCCGAGAGAGAAGACAACTTGGAATATCCCCCGTTGAAGAGACTTGCAAAGAAATGCTTGAAGAAAGAGGATTTGTTTGTGTTGCCCAAAAAGCTATTGGACCTTACAATGTGGATGTCGCCTTGACTATACCTCGCATCGCCGTGGAAATTTTTGGAGGTGGCTGGCATGCAAGTAGAAGTCATGCCAGAGGATTCAACAAGCGAATCAAATACTTGCTTAATAGTGGTTGGCTTCCCGTTATTGTTTGGGTTGAAGCGAGAAGTTTTCCTTTTGGAATTGGTGCGGTTAATTATATTGTCACCCTTGCGGAGAAAGTCAGCAGAGATGAATCCTTGAGGAGTAAGGAACATATGATTAGGGGTGACGGAAATCTTAGCTCCCTTGGACGTCGTAACTTCAACAAGTGGTCCTGAGTATAAAGTCCTCATGGCACAAACTACATCATCATATTCTATTTCGGTGTCCCCTAGCACACAATTTGGATGAGTCTCACTAGGTATCTTTACTCTTTTTGGATCATCAATAGAATATACTGTTCCCTCTAGTGGAAGACAAATAATATCATCTACCTTGTTGTCTCGCTGAGTCATATACATTACAGGTCGTTTCTTTTCAGATACTAGAGAAACTACCTCCTCTTCATCATTTAGTGCATTTGCAAGGGTTGTGGCAAATGATACTGCAATGCCCCCAGATATTAGAGCATTAGCAAAAGCTGAATCAGTAACTCCCTTAACTTTAGGGATCTTTGGCGGATTTTTTAATTCTACTAATTGAACTGACTCAGTTACTTGTGTGGCCAGTTTCTTTGATAACCCTGCATCAGTAATAGCTTTAGTGAATGTAGCTGATTGTCTGTCGGATAATGTGAAATTAGTTCCTGATCCTATTATTCTGATTAATGCCTGATTACCTGATAAATTATTTAACACAAGGGATGCTGTACCCACTGCAAATCCTGATGATAACAATGATTTTATGAATCGCTCGTTTTCAGTTTGAACTTTGGCTGACATTTAATTATTATTATTGGCGGGATAGTTTCTTTTTGGCTATTTTATTTTGAATTTCAAGATGTTCCTTTGCCACCTTTAACACATCTATCTTATTTTGATGAATTTCACTCCATTGGTTTCCATGAGTGTGCCAGTTCTTGATTAGTTCTGGTCTGTCATTTCCCCATACAGAAGGTGTATGCCAACTGTTCCCCCTATTTCCCCATGTGGAATGATTCTGTTTCTCCCATGTCTTTCTAGTAGGTGATGTGTCTGTTCCCTGTGTTGGGGAATCCTTCATCATATCTCGTAATCCATATCTCTCCATCACTAACTCCATTGTTGTAAATCCATTATCCACTAACTGCATCATAATGTTCCATTCTTCTGGAGGAATTTCTGTGGCAAACACAGGCTTTTCAAAGTTTTGTGTAATTTTTATCGGGACTTGTTCTATATCTTCAGGCTCTACCATGAATAGAATAGCTAGTATCCTGTCATAGAACTGGTTCTCTAATGTCTTTTCATATCTTTCCTGAGATGGTTTAATCTCATCATTTAGTAGTGAATCATTCTCTTCTCTGTTTGCATTTCCCCCCATATTTCCTGTTACACCTTTGGATAGCTGGAATAATGGAACGTGGTTATATCCTGCAATTCCTTCAATACATGTTCGCTCAATTTCTAATAAAGCTGAGATATTACCAGAATTAGTAGCACCATTAACTACTGTTACTGAATGAGGTACTGATACGTCAGCGTTTCCAACATTGGCAATATCTGCATTGAAATCTTCTAGAATTGCTTTGGCTTCTGAATACTTTGAGGTGGGTAGATCATGTTGGTAAATGTTTGGTGTTCTCCATGTTCTATTTGCAGCGTTTATGAGATCCCTTGCATAGATGATTAGTAATACCTGTCCCAAATCATCAATGGCCTGAACTGCAGACACTCCATAAAAGTCGCCAAACAATTCTAAATTCTTTGAATTATTAAAATAGATACAGCGATTAGCATCCAATAATGAACCATTTGATGATAGTCCTGTTACTTCTACTCCTACAAGTTCACCGTTATCAAAATTTACGATAGGTCTTCTCAATAAATCTGGTCTGATCAATCTTAATGCTACAGGTAAAACATATTTTCCATCCTTGTTTCTAGTTTCAGGAAACATTCCAATGGCTGTTCTCCCCTGTTCTCGCTCAAAGAGAAAAGCGTCATACACCAAACTATCCAGATCTAATGAAGTAGCATATTCATCCATCCACAGTCTAATCTCTTCAGGTGTCATTTTCTCCCCCAGTAATGGAACGTCTATTTTTTCTGTCTTCCATTCTTCTAGTTCTTCTTCTCTAATTTCCTGGTTTAATCTAGGTAAGACGGATCGAGTTGATTTTTGAATAGTTAGCTGTTGTAGGATTTGGTTGGCCTTGAGAACTGCCCAATTATTCCTCATCAACACTCGCCATAATGCCCTCTCTTCTGGAAGGGATGGATCAACTGATGGGTATATTGTAAGGTTTTTGAATGGTGCAATTTTCTTTAATGGTTTTGAGTCTTTACTAGTTTCCAGTCCTCTGCGGGTTGTTGGTTTTCGCATTCCGTTTGCAGCCCAAGTAGGTACTTGTGCAAATCTTTGTGGTCCTGCAGTGAATGCCTGTAAATCCAAGTCAAGCTCTAATGCTGGAACTGCCCTAGCAAATGATCTGATTTGTTTTTTCCCAGTCTTCCTCTGCTGTATCACATATTAAAAATGGATAGTCTTTTTAATAAATATATAAAAACAGTGAATATTATACCAATTTTTTCATGTCAGGTCATTGCCACAATGAGGGCATTGCGGACAAGTTAGCTGTACATATTCCTTACAATTGGGACATTTAAGGCTCATTTTACCTTCCCACAAGATATACAAATTTTCACATCAGGAAGAAAAGTTATTGGTGCATGACAGGATTTGCAGCGTCTCATTTTATTTTTTCCAATTCCTCAATGATTGCCTTTTGGATAATAATCACTTGTTGTAAATCTATAATTTCCTCTAATATGTAATTAGTTTGATTTGTCATTTCTTTTCATTCTCTACAATTTTGTAATAGTGTCTTACATAGTTTATGATTTCCAATCACATATTGCAAGAGACTCATATTCTTTATCATTATGAATCAAAATACGGTGATCTGTTCTTTTTTTACATGCTTTACTAAATCCATGTATCTTATCTGAAATTATTCCACACACACCACAGGAAATATAGTAATCTTTCATTTCTTACTACTTAACATTTGGTTGGGACTGTTTTGTGTGGAGTTTATCCAACTCTCTTAATTCTGCACCTCTTCCTCTACATAATTTAATAATTGATGGAACTAAATTCTGAATTAATCTTTCCCTTTCCTTACCGTCTGCCTTCATCACATTCTCTAAATCATTCGCTGTTACTTCAAATACCATTGCAAAATGTTTCAGATCAATGTCATTTGAATTCAATTCTTTACTGTCTCCATAGAGTGTAATGTGTGATCCATATCTGTACCTCCTCTTGTAAAATGTCCATCAGGAATATGTAATTGTAAATCTGGAACTGTAATAGGTTTCATCATAATCTCAATATCATAGATGAATTCAGGTTTTTTCATTATATCTATTTCCCATTTGAAATGATATTCAGATATTTTTGTGTGGTTACGATTCCATCGTGTAGATTTAGGTATCAATTTTCTATCTCCTGTAACTTTTTAAGATGTGCTTGGTCTTGTACTTTTCCTTCCTCAGATGTGCTTAGGCGTGTTCCATCTGGATTCCACAGTACTATTTTGAAGTATAATTCTCCATCCGTTCTTGATGTAGTGAATTTGACATATCCACCTTTAAAATAATTCTTATCTGGTGTTCTAATTACTTTCATGTCCTACACGTTTGCTTTATTTTGTTTAGTCATTTGAGTGATTCATCCCCATAATCTTTATGTTTTAAAGGCCATTGGAATTTAGGACGATGCTTACGATTTACCTCAACTGTTTTTTTCCTAATTTGGTTAATTCGTCTTTCTCGTTTTAATGCCTCAATAATTAAATCGTGTTGATTCCATGCTTTTTTAGGATCTTCTACTAGAATCTCTAAGATTATTTTTTGTACTTCAGTAGGTTTGAATTTATCCATCTTTCTTATCTCCTGGACTTTTTGAATGAACAGTGTTGTGTTGAATCATTATAACTTTTTCCTCTTTTCAATTTCGTAGTGCTTGGATGAGATTTGATGTTTGATGAAGAGTTCAGGGTTATTACCGTCAAATATTTCCCCACAATTAAGGCACACCCAATCATAATCCCTTTCAAAAGGAAAGGATGAAAATATTTCTTTTAGTTTTTTAAAAATATTCATTTCATTTTACCTCAGACTAGTCTATTTACAGTTATTCACCACATAGATTGTTATCTGATAGTATAGAATATAACAAATATCTTAATAAGAATTTCTCTTGCTTCTAAAGATGTTATATGTGTTCATGTTGTTTCTGATTTTACCTCCAGTTTTAGAATCTGCAAATAATTCCCCTAGTAATTCTTCTTCGTATGATGGATGTTTTGATTTTTCAGGTGTTACACCCCTCTGAATTATCATAGGCATCACTCCATGCTGTAAATGGTGTCGTCCTGCAAAACAGCAAATCATTAGTGCTCTAGTCAGATTATCTAATTCTTCCCCTGGTGCATAATATGTGATATTACCTGATTCTGTTGTGTGTTCGGTAAACATTTCTATTTGAGAAATTAGTTTCTTCATGGTATCAGTAGGATTTGATGGGAACTGAATTTTATGATCTTGCTTTAGTGATAATAATAACTGAGTCATTTCTGTCTGGTCCATAACTTTTATTTTTTCTATATCTTCAGGGTCTTTGAGGTTTTTTTGTGTGGTGATTGTATGCATTACAAATCCTACATCATGCTCAATGTTTCTGATTAGGGATTGGCCTATTAGTTGGTCAGCAAAAGTATCAGTCCATTTTATCTTTACATGTAATGCTTTTACATCTCCAGGAATTTTGTTTAGGTCATCTCGGCTCCACTGTTTTGCCAGTCTTACATATGCCGTTTTCTTTTTTTCATCTAGTTCTATCCCAACCATTCCAAATTGATTGCGATGTTTGGAATGACTAAATGCTACAATAGTGTCATTCTTCATCTTTGAATCAATATTCCCAACCATTATTTCGTTCTAAATCTACACATGTCTTATTGTAAAATTTTATAGCTTCATCAACATCTTCAAAATTATCTATTTTGTTTGTTCTAGTGTTAATTACTTTCCAAGTCATTGTTGATCCCACCATATCCTAATCGCATTACATCCTATTAGTTTACATAGAAATAAATCATCATGTCGTCCTCTACGTCTCTTGTAGGATACATGGCCTGATGGTGATGTAATCCCTACCATCTCGTTTTGTTGGTTTATGAGTTCTGCCATATCTGCAGTTTGGTTTGTTGGATATTGGATAGTGTGTCTTGTATATTCTGTTTTGAGCCAGTCTATCATGTATGGTTTGTCAACTGCCCATCCCTTTGCCCTATTCTTCTCTGTGAGATTCCCCGTAGTTGATACATAGATAATTGGTAAATGTGCAAATGCTTTTGATACGTTCTCATAGTCAAAGTTCTTTTCTAGGATTATCATATCAGGTTTTACTTTCTTTTGTAGTGTGGTGAAGTGATTTGCAATTATTGTATATGGTTCATTCCAGAATTGTTTTGCATGTCTAATGTAGATTTTTCTTTCAGGCCATGTTGCTTCTAGTCCTACCACGCCAAAGGAATCTGAACTACGAGCTGGATCACCTACTAAAATTTTCAAACTAGTTTCCAAGCTTAACTCCTTGATTTGTAGCATAGCATTTTGAGCATCGTCTTTTCTTTTCTGTTCCAACAAAGTAATGACCACAATCACAAGAGAATAGATATTGAGGCACTACAGCTATATTATGGCTACCCAGTATTTATCTCAGTCTCTTTTCATTTTTTTGTCATTTGACCACAATAACAATTTTTATCCATTGGATGAAAATAGTGACATGTTTCTGAACAGGGATAAAACCAACGGGTAATCGCTTGTTTCATATTAATTTTCAAACTCCACTTGTGTATATGGTTTAACTGGATATGCCTCTGGGTCTACTGTTCTTCTATAAACAAATGTTTCATGATTTTCACAGAACTCAGCAAATTCAATTCTTGCATTTCTTGTTTTAGTTGTATCAATATCAAAAATTGTTATATAACCACATGGGATTTTTGTAAATTTCATTGTTACTTCTATCTTGTAACCTTTTCTTGATTCTGTTGGGGATGTATAATAAACACCAGAACTCATTTGTCTGCCTTTTGTATATCCTTGTTTTTCCATAATTGAAAATTTGAATTGTGGAAATTTAATTTGTGCTTCCTCTACCATTTTAACGATTGATTGTTTTTTAATTGTGATTGTATTCATGCTATATTATAGCACTTAGTCACTTATAATACTTGCTATATTATAGCACTTTTGTTTATATAATAAGATGTATTTTCCTTGTTTTTTAGACCATTTAATCCAAGATGGGAGAGACTGCAATAAAGTAGTGTAAAAATTAAACATTAATAGAAATTATTAAAAACTTATTAAGATTTATGCTCCATGATGCTATCTATTCCCACTTTACGTCTTCTTTCTCAGGTGTGTCATCTTCTTTTATATCCCACTCATCCATTCCTTGTTGATCATCGATAGTTATAGTTCCAAATATGCTGTCCCTCCCTGCACTTGCTTTACACATGTATTCTTGCTGTGGGTCTTCAGTACTGCTTGAGATCATTTTATCTACTTGTTCTCTTGTGTATAGATTCCCTACTGCTCGCTGTATTGTATATTCTAAAAATACAAAGTCCGCACTCTTTTCAGTCCATATTTTATAAAACATCTTTAGTGGTCCTTTGAATGTAGATACGAGAAATAGATCAGCAGCGTTTGAGCGTATAATTGGCATCACACTGTTAAAGACAGGCGTATCATCCACTAATTTCCATTTAGCTGATTCGTCCATGAAGATACATGCGTATTTTGTGTCACCAGTTATGGCCTCCTCACTAGCTGGAAATGCCTCTATTGTAGTACCATTAATGATTGATAGTACGCTTGATTTAATCCCGTTAGGCACGACACTGCGAATATGTACAAATAACTGCATGAAGCGTCTTAGATTTTTGTTTGCAAGTTTGCCATTTACTGCAGCTATTATACCAACCTTAGATCCTGTATACCTACTAAAACAAAAATGAAAGATTACTCGTAATACAATTTCTGTGAATCCCATTTGTCTTCCCTTTAGGATATGGAACATGTGTTCCAGTCTGTCCCAGTCATCTTGGGTCATACTTTCAGGTTTTGTGACTGCCTGGAATACTGCCTCTATAAACTCTAATTGGTATGGTGTGGGTGGCATTTCTTTTTTTGTGGCTGGATGTACAGGTAATCCTGATACGTGCATGGTGCAACAAAAATCATTATAGTATGAATCATTAGTGAGGTGTTTTGTGTAATCTCCGCACCAAAATGGAATATTTGCCATTTTTTGGCAAATCTGTTGAGGAGTTAGTTCTTGGGGAGTAGTAGTTGTGCCTTTTGTGATGCCTGCCTTTTTTGCAGCACTAAGGAGTGATTGAAATGACTCCATTCTCAATCATTTTCATTATTTCTATGGCCTCTGACTGTCTGCACAAAAATATTATCTTAGTCCAAATGTCAGTCTGTTGTTTCTCTAGTGCTGCAATCTCTTTGTTAATGATTAATTTGTCAAAGGAATTTAGATCTTCTTCTTCAGAATATGTTTGTCCTTCTCCACCTTTTTTAAATACAGTTTTTGTTCCGTTTTCTTTGAATTCTTGTGCCTCTTCCTTTAGTTTCTCTAATTTCTCTATCTGAGTCATGAAATAATCTGATGCCATCTGAAAATGAACAAAGAACTTTCCTGCCACATCTTTGGCTAAATGATGGTTTAGTCCTGTGTATAGTTTTCTTCTGTATTTGCCTATGGTTGTAGCTGATAAGTTAAGATCCTTACCTAGTTGAATGTCAGATTTGGTAGGATATTTTAGAATTGATTTGTATATCTGTTCAGATATAGGGTTATTAACCTGTAATGTATTCATGTGTGATTTGTGGATGGTTATTCAATCTTATTAAGATTTGTGTTAAAAGCTCATAACATTTAGTCTGGCGGGTATGTAGTCAAAAATATTACAAATCCACTTATTCCCATCTTTCAGTTATCTTTGTTACCCAGCATTTAGGATTAGAACACTTGTAGGTTTTAGTGGTAGAGGGATAAGTTACGCTATAGTCAATTGTAGTAGATAGAGTATATTGCCATGTGCTTCCAGTAGATTGAGTAATTGGTACTGGTTGAGGTAGAATGTCTATCTTTTCGTTGCATTCAGGACATTCTTTAATCATTAGTATATTGATTGAAAATTCTTTCTTAATAAAATTATCCAAACATGTTTAGATTTTTTTGTATGTTGTCATTGCTTTTTCTTAGAATTATTTCAAACCTCTTTTTATGATTTTAAAAACTCATACAGTTTTTGTTCCCAAATGTCATCACATTGGTATTCTGATTCCCATATTTTGAAAAGTTTGAATCCTGCTATGCGGTATAATTGATCTCTGTGCTCATCTTTTTTTGACTCTTCTGTATGCCCTTTCTTACCTAGTTTGCCTCCTCGTTTACCTGGCTTTGGTTCCTCTTCGTATTCTATGATTAGTTTGTGTTTATAATCAAGAAGATCTGGACATTTTATCTCATTTCCTTTGGCTTTGAGTTCTTCCCATGATTTGGATTGAGGAGGATGGAAATATCCCATCGCCCAAAACTCTATTGCTGTTTCAAAATTTCCAGAATCTACCTTCCATCTGTAGGGAAGTTCGTTATCAAAGCAGTATTCTATACATTTACGGTAAATCTTGTGTAGAGTCTCATAGTCAACTTCACCCATTAGAAAAATACCTCTAGGGGTTCATTTTGTAGTTTCTCGTCATTCCCCCAAGTATCCCATCCATGTACCTTAGTTCTTGCAAAGAGTTCTATTCGTGGTAAATCTCCAAATAATTCTAAAATTTTTGTTCTAAAAATATTTGGTTTTTGTGAATGTTTTTGTGGTGGTGCTTCAATAACTTGTCCAATACCTGCATTGATTCTTTTTGGTTTGCCTTTAGTTGCTAGTAAAATAAATTCCGTATTTGATCTTGTCCAATTCCCCATTCCATAAAATAATGTGCCAGTTGAATTACGTTTAACCCATGTAAAAGCACAAGTTTTTGGTGTAAATCCCCATTCTTTTATCACTCTAGTAAGTCGACCATTGACCAACATTACCCACGTTCCCCAAATCATCAACACACAATTATCATCTGTAATATTTTGTACAGGTAAATTACAAATATCATCAACATTCATTACATCATATTTACATCCAGCACCACGATTTCCTGCATTTGCTTTATCTTCATACTCCCAAGGAGGATCTGCATAGATAATCTTGTATTTTTTGTCTGGAAATTCAACCATGACAATCACACCTGCAGTTTCTGCCTTTGCATTTTTGATGTTGCTTTTCGTAACAACAATAACTAATGATACGATCTGATGTTCTAGTTCTTTGTCGAATTGGTTTCATTTCATCTTCCTTCTAAGTTTTGGTTCACGTATTGTTACATCACATTGAACACACATCTTAGCTGATTCGGTATTATGATGATTGCAATTTCTACAAAAAACTTTTTTTGATTTGTATTGGGTTGGTAATCGTATTTGTGGGGATGTTCTTATCCCTCCATGTGATGCTCTTCTAGATGATACTGTCTTGTTCTTTTTTGAAGAATTTAGATAGTCTGAAGGAGTTAGATATACCATGATTACCTAAATTCTCCGTTTTTTAATGCGTGAAAAATTGCATAAAATTTCTTTAAATCATGATCATCTAGTGATTGTTGAGTCGATTTTACAATTACTGATGATACGATCTCATCATATTCGATTTTTTCTTCGTTATCATGGATGACATAATCATCTTCAGGGACGATTAGTACACCAGTAGGATCATTTTCATTAGTTATGTATTCTTCTTCTTCTTCTTCTTCTTCTTCTTCTTCTTCTTCATTCATTTCATACTTACTCCTAAAAAGATAATGATGATGTTGTTGTTGTTACGATTGTTTAGCTGAGAAATAAAGTGTAATATCTCGGACAAAATTAATAATAATTTGTAATAAAAATTGGTTATAATTTTAGAGAATAATAATAGTTTAGTTTGTACATCATCATCATCATCATCTTTTATTTGATATGTAATGTGAGAAATCATATTACCAAAGCCCTCCTTTAACTATCTTTGATTTTGGAAATATATTGTGAAGATGAGTGAGATCCATTGTATTGAAAGATCTATTATAATTGGCTAATGTTTGCATCCAGGTTAGATACTTGTTAATGGTTCTTGAATCCCTGGAACTGAGAACTTTTTTGATTGCAGCACTTACACGTAAAGGAGGTACAACCGGATAATTTGGTATTATTTGAAGCTCCCATAAAATATTTCCAAGTTTTGTTAGCATGTCTGCTCTAGGAGGCTTGTCATTGAACAATAAATCACAGGACTTGTTCATTTCAGAATATTTTTTTGCCTGATCGAGTCCTAGTTTGAAGATTATTTCATATTTGAAAATTTTATCTTTTATAGTAAAAATACCATATTCTTCAGGATACTTTATTCTAAGATATTCATCAAACTGCTCATAAAATGGAAAAGTAGTAACAAGCTCAGACATGTTCTAATAGATTTCCCTCTGTTTCTGGCTGTGTGACACTGATCAAAGTGGAATCTCCATTATTTTTTTAGCGTGAGTTTGATGGTAGCATTTTCCTAGCATTGACCATCCAGTACACTCACAGTAGCAATGTTTTGGATCATCAGAGATTTGACCTGTGTAGAGAATCTTTTTGGAATCCTCTTTGTCATAGACACAATAGAGAATACCTTTCGTTGATGTGCTCCACAGTTTTACAATATTATCCCGTGTCATT